CAGTGAATGTCTCAATACTGCCGAATGTTGTTGTCCCCGACGACTGTGTCCATAAAGAAAAGTCTTCTGCCCGGTTGCCCTTGATGTGATTCTGCCCATCCATTAACCGCATACGAATACGAGCAGACATCTTTTCACCAAATCTGTCCTCACACTCGTTTATCCATGCTGTAGAAAACGACATTAAATAACTTCCTTTACCACAAACTCAAGCGTGTAAACGCCAGCTCGTAACATCTTCGGGAAAAACCCACCTTCCCACATAGCAACATAAGCCAAACTGGAGCCGACTGTTCCTTTCGGATAAACCTGAAAAGTTTTTTCTTCATAAAAAAACCGAAAACTCTCAACCTCTGATTGACTTAAAACATCATATCTAACCCGACAAACACGACCTGTCGATTGCTTGCGAACGGCAACAGGTATTCCGTCACGCTCTTGAACTATTGCGTTATCTGCAAGATTGTTTCGCTCTCTTAAATCGTCGCTACCCAGATGTGGGTCTGGTATTTCAAAAGCAACGGTCTCATCTATGTCCCAAAAGAACGTTGAATTAAGCAGAGACATTTCTTAATCCTCCCGATAATTCTTTTTAATGGTGTCTTGCGTTATGTCGTCAATTTGTTCTGCAAACCTGCGCATTGAAATCGAATCCTCTGTTATTAGCAATCCATTTTCGCCGATATGAATATGATTTGTACCCGCTATCAACCCACCGCTACCACCGCCACCAGAACCGCCTGCGATAAGGTTCGGTCTTGTGCCCTCGTAACGCCCTGAACGCATTGCGTCAAGCTCTCCGCGATAGCGGGCAGTCTGTTCAACTGGCATGACATACTCGCCAGCCGTAACCATCGCCAGAACATTGTCTCGACCGCTCGGTCCAGTAACAATTCCGCCCTCGTAGAACTTTGAAATCATCTTCATCATTAAAGCTATTCCACCGAGTGCAAGAGCCTGACCAATGAACGGCAATGAACTGTAAGCCTTAAAGAAGCCAGAGACTGCTGTTCTTAAATTTGAGCCAGTCTCTGCCTCATTCAAGGTGAGCTTTGCACCTGTTGTTCCTTCGGCACTTGCAAGAGATACCTTATCACCAAACAGCTGTGCCTTGACTATCTTGCCAATAACTCCGAATATACTGCTTCCGAGATTACTCCAAATAGCCTTCATCTTCTCCGCACCAGTCTTTGAGCTGTCCAGAATCGAACCCCAAGCGTTGTCAAACGAGGAGCCAAGAGCCGATTCCATTTCATCGGCAACAACAAGAACCTCGTCCCTAACGGCGTTCACATCATTACTTAAATCAGAAGTATCAATTCCAAATTCGCCTGTTCCAGATTCGCCTGTTCCAGATTCATCAACTACCTTCTCAGCCTCACCCACTCCAGTATCGGATTTTATTCTGTCAATTTCAACCTTCGCCGTTTTGGCAATTTCGACAATTCTCTCGGAGCTTGCTTGTGCTTCGTCTTCAAGTTGCTTGTTGTTAGCGTCAATTGCTGTCTTGGTATCAGACCGTATCCCATCAACGGTTGCCTTGTGTTCACTTCTAATTTCTACAAACTCGGCAGAAACGGAATCGGCTGTACTAGACCAGATGCTAGCAACCTCATTTTTCACACCAGAAGCAACATCGCTCATATTTACCGACAAAGACTTCTTCGCCCTTTCCCAATGCTTCCTCGCGTTAAGGGGGTCAGTAATCACCTTGCCAAGATTTGACATTGCTTCACCAACATTTCTGCCCATTTGTTTTACGGCACCCCAAACGCCTTTTAACACAATCACAACCGTTTTTAAGTAAGCCCAGTAAAACTTTCCACCAGCCTTTAATGTAGCACCGATTAAGGCGAACGAATACTTTGCATTTTCTACAAAAATCAAGATATCCATTTTTGCATCAAGCAGGTTGTTTTTGATATGACTAGCTAACCGCTTGAACTGAAATCTCATCTTCTCAATTGCAACGTCAACAATCTCCTTTGTCTTCGCCCAAACAACGCCCCAACCACCGAGCTCCTCAACAACGGCACGGAGCTTCTCAACAAGGGCAGAGATAATTGCAATCAAAACACCGATTCCAATTATAATCATTGATATAGGATTCATCGCCACAACCGCATTGAAGATTGCAAAGGCAGTCGAGACGGTGTAAAGAACAGTTGCGAAAATTGCAAGCCCTTTTATTGCACCAGTAATTAACTCGCTGTTTCTTTCAAGGAACCCAAAGGTAGCTGAAAAGGCATCTCGAAGCCAGCCAAGCGAATCCCATAAACCAGTAACCGAACTCCAGAGTTGCCCGAGTAAATTAAGAGCAAGGGATACAGCTCTCGCTAAAACATTTATAATCTTATTCATCGCTTCGGCGACAACTTTCTTGTTCTCATTGACCCAAGCTGAAGCCCTCCTGAATCCATCAGTAAGTTTGTCGCCAAAGCCATCTCCAGCTTCGCCACCTCTGAATATCTCAATCATCAAATCTTCAACGGCACTCTTTAGAATGTTAGCCTGATTCTTCGTTGTGTTCATTTGGACTTCATACATTTCATAGGCGGACTGCGTGCCAGTTACGGCTTCCGTCATATCATCAAGACCTGCTTTACCTGCGGACAAGGAGGCTAGGATTCCGCTTGCCGCCCTCGTCCCAAATAGGTTGAACATCTCCCCAGCCGACAATCCAGCTTCTTCAATCTTTCCAATCACCGCAGAAAATCCATCGCTTTCAACAGTTGTTTCGCCGAGAACTTTCTTTAAGTCATCGCCACCTTTTGCAAGTTTCGCAAGAACCATTCTCAAGCCTGTTCCAGCCATCGAACCTTTTAGCCCTGCATTATGCAAAACAGCCAAAGCACCTGTTGTTTCTTCAACTGACATTCCAAGTTGATTGGCAACTGGCGAAGCGTACTTCATAGACTCCGACAGCCTCGACAGGTTAAGCATAGAGTTTTGAATACCAGCACCAAATACATTCACAACCCTGTCTGTTTCGGTTGCGTCAAGACCAAACACCCTCAACGATGAGGCAACAAGCTCTGCACTCGTTCCCATCTCTCCCATTGTTGCACCAGCGAGTTTGGTGACGCCTTCTGTTGAATTGAAGACTTCGTTGGCTGTCATTCCAGAAGAAGCAAGGCTATACATTGCCTCGCTAGCTTGACTTGCGGTGTAGGCGGTTGTGCTCCCAATTTCGCGAGCTTTGACGGTTAGGCTCTCAATGACAGAATCTAACTTACTTCCCGAGCCATAAAGCCCAGTCATGAGTGAACCGACATTCGCCATCGACTGCTCAAATCTTGCACCGACAACAGCAGAAGAAGCTCCAAGAGCAACGAAAGCCAACGCTCCCGTCTTGGCAATGCCAAGAATAATCGCATTCGCCTTTGTCCTGAACGCCTGAAGGCTGGCATTAGCAGAAGCCAAACCAGCCTTCATTGAATTGTACGCTCTTAAATAGATTGCAACTTCACGCTTCATTGCTTCGCCTTTGCTTGTCTATTATTAAAATCATTGACGGTATCCTCTATTATATCAAGGTAACCCATAATGCCCTCTGGTTGGTCTAGCAACCCGCCATCAACAGGAAGTTGACAATATGCCTTCGCCCTCTTCCAGAGCTTCAAATAGAAGTTTGCCCGATGTGTTAGCTTTGGCTGTGAATCAATTGGACAAACTTCGCAATAGTAGTCTGGCTTATCACAGGTCAGGCAGTTCAGAATCTCGATGTTCTTGTCTTGTGCTTTCAGCAGAAACCGAACTGCCTTACCTACTCCTCTGCGTCCTCTTCGTCTTCACCAATCAAATCATTTATCTTGTTCAAAATTGACTTGGTAATCCAAGAAGGCAACCTGTCATAAGCCTTGTGATTGATAGTTTCAATCGGACTCCCATCTTCCTTCTCCAAGCCATCAAGAGCGAAAACTCCACGACAAACTTTTGCACGAATTACCGTGCCTGTGTTCATCTTGGACTTTCCTTTCTTGTCAATTTCCATCATTTGGTTCGACAAGACTCTTTCGTCTTCTCCATTCAATCCCTTAATCCAAGCAGTTATATAACCCGCGACTTCGTCACCATCTTTCGCTTGCTGTCCGTTTGCTTGATACGCCATCTTGTGTTCGTAACAATCCTCTTTCTGGATTGTTGTTTTTAGAACATACGCCATTGCTCGCCTCTTCTCTTGTTTAGGTGTAAACGCCTGTGGTATCGTCTTTTACCGTGATGATGACCAATGGGTCGCTAGCATCTTGAAACGCCTTGCAGGACAAGGTCGCAGTAATTGTATCTTCACCAGCTCCAACCTCATCGCCAAAGCTACCAGCTATAGTTGCGTTTGGAATTGCCAAAGTTACCTGATGGTCGGAATCAGCATACAACGTCATGCTTATGGCAACCGAACCTGTTTGCCCAATCCAAGCATCAAAAGCATCTGTTGCGTTTGCATCAAACTCTTTTGTAATCTCAAAAGTAAGCTCTCTCATTCCCTCGGTAATTCCAGTTGGCTGTTCCGAGTTCGCAGAGATGCCAGTTCCCTTTTGAGCCCTCGAATAATTAACCTTTAAGCCAGTTATGTTTTTATCTGCGGATGAAGCTCCTCCAGCGTAACCAACTGCAAAACTAGCGGAAGCGTGTTTGAGCCACTCCCAACTGATAGGCTTTCTAAACTTCGTGCTGACAATTGACGGTGACAGAGCGGTGTAATATGTCGAATCCAAATCGCACAAGAGACCACTTGCTTCCATCGTTGCAAATCCACCATCTGCGATTTCAAAAGATAAAGAACCAACCTTACCGCCAAGACCTGACATCGTAGGAGTTGAACTTCCCAAGTCAACGCCCTTGTCAATGCTTGGGCATAGATACTTGGAATCATCATCTGGTGTAATCGTATGCGTATCAGTCGCAAAGGCATCACTACCAAGAGCAACTGCCCAAAGCCAGCCGAACATCTTTGCTGTCGGCTCGATTCCGCCAACGCTCCACTTGAAATCATGTCCTGCTTCTTCAATTGCAATTACATCTGGAGTAATTGAGTTTTTTGCCTCATATGTTTTCGGCTCGCCTTCAATGTTTCCCGAGTCGCAAATCGGGAAAACAGTCGGGGCGACTCTTGTGCTGGCGTCGCTCGCAATCGCAAGACCTACCGAGCCCTTCCACTTAGGAACTCCCATTACTTACCTGCCTTTTTCTTTGGTGCAACAGCACCGACCTTTTCAAACAAACCGCTGGCAAGCAGTATCGCCCCAGCTTTCTTTTCTACCTGATAAGTTTTGCCAGTTTCTACAAATCCGATTCCACGAATTTTAGCTGGCTCGCCATTGTACTTAAGTTTCATTTCTGCTCCTACTCTGAATCAGTGTAAACCAATTTCAAGTTTAATGTTAGCGACTGCAAGAAGTTCATTCCGTCTTCTGTTTGCATTACAGAAGTCTCCCAACTTTTAACAATCGTCTGTTCAACCGAAACAAGCCCCCAGTCGTTGTTGTCTCTGACAATGCTCATCATCTCGTCACCCATCGCCAAGATGTCCTCATAGGTTTTGTCAGAATCATCAAGAGCAACTGGCAAAATTACCGTCCAATCAACATCATCAATGTGCCTGTAACTAACGGCAGTTTGATTTTCACTTGTACCGCCACTTGCAAGAACACCGATAACTGGGAAAGCCAAAACAGGCGGGATTGCTCCCTTTACAACCATCGCTGGAGCTTGTGAACTCCAAGCGTGCGATTGCAAAGTTGATACCATCTCTGTTAGGTATGTATCTGGACTTGCCATTTTACACCTTCGCCAAATAGTTTGCGACAATTGAAGCTAGTGCGTCCGCATCTTCCTTCTGCCATAACATAAACGGTCTGGCAGGTATGTTTCCTTTGCTGTAGCCGAACTGGTGAACACCTGCGTAATGCAAGCCCGTATAAACCTTAAAATTGTTAAAGCCTAAAACCTTATGCTTGACACTCTTCATTAGCCTTCTTTTGTCTTGCAAAATCTTATGCCTGCCCTTTTTCTTGCCTCGACTTGGTGACTTCTTGAGAGCCTCCCACTTCTTCGGTCTGCCCTCTTGCTGAAAGTTTCTTCCAATAGACCTTACGCCAACAACTGCCATTCTCTTCAAAGGAAGTCTTGAACCTTTGAGCAACATCTTTGCCTCAAACCTTTTGAAGTTTGCGGTGTCGACTTGTACTTGAATCATTGCTCGTCCAAATCTAAAATTGAATCCGAACCGCCCCAGTTTTTAGCATTTCTATCCATTGAAAAACAACCGCTCGCATTATCTGAAATACAAACGCCATCTTTTGTTTCGCCATCTGCGTCTGTCCTCAATGTCTGTGAAAGCAAAGTCGGGTCGCTCTTAACTTTCATCAACTCCTTCATCGCAGACTGTCGTAAATCGCCAGCATACTCGTTCGGCTCTCTGCCGTGTTTTGAGTACATAGCCTCAAGATACATTGAGGCGGTGAGCTTCGCTGAAATCATCTGTACTAGCTCATCTGGGCTTGTAAACGGAACTTCAAACAAGGCTCTTAGCTCTGAATCTATTATGCCATCAGCTTTTGTAATATAAGCAGAAAAAGTTTCACCAGCAGTTGCTTGCGGAGCAAATAACCTGACTTCAGTTTCATCGCAGTAAGCCATTATTTTTTAACTTTCTTTTTCGCTTTAACCTTGTACCTTGCGTTAACAGCCGACGGCGATTCCTTTGGCTTCTCTTTTGGCTTTGGCTTCTCGACAGGTTCCGCAAGACCTCGTTCTAATAAATCAGCAAGGACGACTTCGTTTTTGAAGATATGCTTTGAACCCGACTTTACTAACTCGCCAAAATCTAAAACATTTGTTTTAACGGTTACTAACATTTCAAACCTTTCTTTTGGCAGAGCCAGCAATTGAAACAATGCCAGCCCTGCCTGATGCTATCCTACCAAAGTGTCCCGCAGAAAACTCTTTCGGGATTTGTAAGACCAGCCATAGCTGTTTGAGTTACAAGCACCCAACGACCAGCTGGGTCTTCATCTTCCCACGACTTAGCAAACTTGCCAGTCAAGCCTTCTGGTGCTTTGCTATCAACTGGTGGACCTTCGGCAAATTGACCGACTGCCCCAGCAGTTTTGATAACGCACATATTGCCAGCAGTTCCATTTGTTGACAGGTAGTATTTGAAACTACCTGAAACATCGTAGCCACCATCGACGATATGTACTTTCATTCCTGCAATGTTTGGAATTACGCCAGTCATTCCGTACTGGTCTTTGGTTCCATCACCAAGAAGAGCTTGTGCAGAAGTTGACTCGAATAAATATTCAAGTGCTTGGGAACTCAAATAAATATCTGTCGCTGGCATTCCAGAGTTTTGTTCAACTGTTCTCTTCCAGCCTACCAAATCGGCAAGCGGTGTTGAAGTTGCAGTTGTCGCCCAAGTAGGACTTGAAGTTGCGGAGCCAATCGTTCCGAAGTTATAGGTTTGAGTGTCTTCGCCAGTCAATGTAACCGAGCCCGTTGTCAGCTCTTGCCACATCAGATACTCCCAAGTCCTATCGAGTTGATAGTTCAGGTCTTCAAGTTCTCTTGCGAGGGCTTGCTGTCCTGCCTCTGGAACATCTTTGCCCGCTCCACTCCACCAGCGTAAAACTGATTCTGGCAGTTGTCTCTTTTCTCTCAGAGTAGCAAGAATTACTTTCTTGCGTTCTCTGTCGAGTAAAGAACTCACGCCAGCGGAAGAGTCGGCGTTTCTGAAATCCAATTTACCTTTGCTGTTTGAAACAACATCAAAAGAAAAGTTGTCGCTCAAGGTTCTCACGGGTGTGAAAAAGTCTTTCGCTATAAGTGTGTCGCTCGGTTTGAACGATTGTACGATGCCAGTTAGGACACCATTTTTGAGGAAATTACCTGCATATGTAGACATTAGTTCACCTCCTTTTAGAACCAGATTTTACCGACAAGGTCGGTAGTTGCATTTGCGTCATGTCCGATACATTCAGTCGAGACCGCCTCACCGAGAACCATTACTGGTGCGGTGTGGTCGGTTGCTGTTGCCGTCGGGTCTCCATCTTTCAAATCGACATCGACCATCAAGATGCCTTTCGCAACTTCTGTACCATCGCTCGCCGTGTCGTCATACTGTGCATATTTCTCAGAAGCGGTAATAATCCCTACAACCAAACCCTTACGCAGAATATGTGTGTTGCTTGTGTGTCCACTATCTAAAGCGGTATCATCAATTGTAACCGTAACCGAAAGAACATTCTGCCTCGCTGGGTTTCTTGTCTCTTTCAAATAAGTTGTTACTCCTGCCATTGCTTCACCTCCAAGTGTTTACAATGTTTGTGTTATAGTTTC